AGTCTCAAACTGCTCTTCGAGTTTTGCCCACTCTTCAGATAGTTTGGATTTGACTGCTGCTTCAAAAATTGTTGTTGCTTTTTCTTTGAACTCTTCAGTGAGTTCTGTTCCTTCGGTGAGTGCTGCAACATCTGCACTCATGTCAAGGGATTCAAAGGAAGGCTTGATGGGATATGTTACATCAGGACCAGTGCTGGTTGCATATGCTACATCAGCACCAACGGTAACAGTCTTGCCCTGGTCGCCAGCATCGTTGATGCTAGAGGTCTGTGCAGTACCATCGCTCTGTGCGCCTTTAGCACCAACAGGGGCAGATGCTTTAGCACCAGGATTATCCTCGCCCTCATCGTTTCCGTCTGGACGTGGACCACCGTTATCGGTGACTGACTGTTGAGCTCCGTAACCGTTAACAGCGTCGGTGCCTACAGTAGCCTTACCTTCGCCAGCTCCAGCTTTGGAGTTGACTTCGGTCTTGGACTGACTAGACGCTTCGTAACCGCCACCACCAGGAATAACTGCTGCAGATACTGTTGGCATTGGATCGCCAGCTTCAACAACTAGACCTGATTCAGTTACAAACTCCTCAAATTTTTCCTTTAACATATCTGACATGTGAGTTTCCCCTTGAATTTCTATAGCTATTTCTATGATTATTTATTAAGTTAGAGATTTGACAGGAAGTGTTCAAAGACTTTTAGAGTCCTCGCTTCCAAATCTTTCTTGGATGATTCACTAATGTATCCCTGGTATTTAGCAACTGTTTTCTCTTTTAGGAGACCGTTGTCCCATACCCACTCCTTTCCTTCCATGATGCCGTTTACAAATGCATCAGGGGCAGAAGGATCTGCTACGATATCAGCAGCAGTCGCAAGCATAAAGTCATCCATAACATAATTAGCGTCTTCACGCTTATCAATGCTACCCATGCCGCGAGAAGAAACACCAAGTTTCACACCCTCACCAAGGAGAGATTTGGCAATGTTGCCCATTGGTGTGTCAAGAATTCTTGCCTTGCCCACGAAGTTATTACCTTCAGCCTTGAGTGTTGTGATCCTGTGGGATACACGATCAAGGTTTACAGTAGGACCATCGGGGTGACCTAATTCTCCTAGCGCACGACCTTTCGATACGTACTCTTCATTATAACGACCTACTTCTTTTTCCAGAACAGAAAATGGATATACTCTTCCGTTACGGTTTCTTACTTCCGATTGGAGGAATACACCCTCAATGTAGAGACACTTTTGACCGTCTTTTTCTTCGGTCAAAAGTTTGACCTCCTCAATGTTTTCTGTAATGAGTTTCATTCTTCTGGAGTATCTGTAGGTTCATCAAAGTAGCTAGATGCTACACTTTGCTTGTACTGATCAATAACGTCTTGTGCTTTGCCGTATAGATAATCGTTAATCTTATCTAACGCATCGCCACGCTTCTTGTCAGCAATCAAATCAACAATGTCAACGAGTTCAGACTCTAATGGTGTGTCCATATTATAATCAAGAGTTATATTTTATTTATCAGCTTTAGGTTTTGCAGGCGAAGCAGCAGGTTTTAGCTTCTCCATTTCCTTTGCCTTGTCTAGTTCTCTAGTAGCATCGTCTTCCGCAGACTGTGCATCTAGTTCAGGTTTGAAAGCATCGTTTTGACGATCCATCATATCCATAGATGTAACATCAACAGGGTCAATTACCATACCGCTGTCAATATCAACACGCATCTGCTTATCGATTTCTTTGTATTCCTTCTCGGTCTGCATGAGAACCTGACGACGGATGTATTCTGTGGAGAAATACTTACCAACGAAAGGATCCATTTGTGTAACGAGAGTGATGCGTTGCATCATCATCTCCTGTTTCTTCAACTCATTGAAGTGATTGTCAAACAGGAAGTCATATTGAATATGCTCTTCCATGTCCTCCCAATCTTCAGGAGCGATAACGCCCTTGAGAATCAGTTGAGTCTTAAGAATGTCATGGAACAAACGAGAGAAACGTTTACGGAGACGACCAATGAACTTACTAAATTTCAGTTCATCGCGTAGGATCTCTGTAGACTTACCAAGGTTGAATGCTTTGTTGTCGTCAGTGAGACGAGAGGGTGGGAGATTCAGAGAGTTGTATAGTTTCTTTCTAAAATACTCAACGTCCTTAAGCTCGCCTAGGTTCTGACCACCAGGTAGAGTTGTGATTTCTGTACCACGACCGCCTTCACGACGGGGCAACCAGAAATCCTCAAGCATACTCATATGCTTTTTGTCGTCACGAATCTCGCCAGTGCTAGCATCGTATACAAGCTTGTTACGATAACGTGCCATGACATCACGTAGGTACTGCTCCGCTTTAACTTTGGGGAGATTACCAACGTCAATATAAAAGATTCTACGTTCTGGTGCTCTTGATAGTCTGTAAATAACTAGACTATCTTCAATCATGCGGAGTTGATTGAGAGACTTGATTGCTTTATGCAAGAAGGACAGACTGTACTTCTTGTTAAGATCCATAACGCCAGAGTTTACTGTGGCGATAGAGTCTGAAGCAATCTTGATTCCATTATTGGTTGAGAAATCTGATGCACTATTGTGTGGCATCGTCATCGAACCAGAGAAACCCTTTGGTTGATAAATGTAATACTCTACATAATCACCCCAGTCATATGCAAGTGCAGTACCTTTGACTGCTTGAGGATTTGCTGCTACTTCTGGATTAACAATCTTTTGACGAACTTTACGAATCTTGACTGCATCAATGTTTCGTAGTTCTAAAATTCCTTGCTTTGGGTTTTCAAGATCAATGACCTTGTGGTAATATACCCTACCATCCACATACCAATTCCGAATAATCTGGTGAGCGTTCTTGTCAAAATTCAGCATCTTTAAGATGTGATCGAACTCATCACGGATCTTCTTCTTGACCCCTGCACCCATACCTAAATTTGACAATTCAATTTCAACGGGTGCATCGTCAGCATCACTGACAACAAACTCGTTTACAATTTCATCGATTGCGGTGTCTACCTCTGGGTGTAGCGACATGTCTCTATATCGCTTGAGTAGTTCATACTCATTCTTGGAGACGCCTTCAACATCTACATATGTACCAAAATAACCACCTGCTACGGTGGCTACGCTGTCATCACTATTAGGGGGAACAGGGGATTGTCCCTTATTCCCCCCGCCGTCTTTGATTAAAAAACCAAATAGTTGACTCATAATTAATCGATCTGATTACCTGATAATACTATTTATCAGGTCAGAAAATCATCCCTTTACATCTGAACTGAACGCTTTCTCTCCAGACGTTGCTGTCCAGTAAGAATACTGGAACTCAACTGTGAACTCTTCAATCTGATCGTTGCTGTCATAAGCAAGATCGATCTGGGAGATGCTAGTTGGGAATGCATAGTGGAGGTCATACTGGCGAAGAATTGTTGCGCCAGTACCATCGTCATTGGTTGGGTTGCTGTCCTTTCTCAATTGTTGGACAATCATCTTCTTCATGTAACCAGGATCTGCTTCACTAGGTGTGAAGAGAGGTGCATTGTTAGCTTCGTGAGCGTTCATCGAAGCCAACCAAGTCTCAAACTTACCACGGATCTTCATTTCCTTATCATTGAAGAAGGTTGCAGACCAGGTGTCGAATGTACGATCACCAACGATCTTAACTGTTCTTCCTCTGAAAGGAACCTCAATCACTCCCAGGTTAGATGCTGGGAGTGCTGTGGATTTGCAGAGTAGATTTACATCTGCATCTTCCTGTCCACCTGGGAAAGGAATCTTCACCATAAACATATTAGGCTTGACGCCTTCACCAATTTTTGAAATAAAAGAATTAATACCAGCCATTGTTTTTGCCTCTATGGATATTTGATCAGGAACCGACTACTTCAGAGAACGAGACGCCAGTCTTCGTTGCTGTGAATGTAACTGTGATGTAGTTAATAGAGCGAGTTGGTTTCAGGAATAGTTCTGCAACAAACTCGTTACGATCAATTACGTCAGGGGTGTTATTGGACTCATCACATACCACGAGGAAATCAGTTACGCCACGACGTGCCTGAACTTCGGACATGTAGCTGCTTGCAGCTGCTAGGAATGAAGAACGGGTTGTCGCATCGTTTTGCTCAAATAGAACTGTCTTGGCAAGATCTCCAATTCTCTTCTCAACATTGAGGAAGAGGCGACGAACGTTAATACGATCGAAGGAAGAAGGTGATGCAAGTGCAGTCTTGTCGCCAAACAGAGTGACGCCACTACCAGGGAATACAACAACAGGGTTGACTCTGGACTGATAAAGTTCGTCTCTGTCTGCCTTGCTTGGATTGTATGCTAGTTTGATAGCGTTACGGAGGGAACCTCTGTTGACACCAGCAGGGGAATACCAGTCATCGAGGAGGCTACTAGTAGCAACACACAGACCAGCGATATCGCCATTGCAAGGAATGTAGCGATACTTGTCATTGAAGCGGTCGTAGAAATACTTGTAACCGCTATCAAATACAGCGTATGACGTAGAAGTCATGCCGTTAAAGAAGTTGAGAGTGTTCTCTCTTTGCTGGATCGCAGTTAGTGCGCCAGCAGTTCCAACTTGGTTGCCTTTGTGTGGAGAAACGAATGCGATGCAATCCTTTCTTGCTGCTGCGATACTGATAACCTTATTTGCTTTTGCTTTGGTGTCAGTTTCGGTAGCGAGCGAACCACCCATTAGAACAAAGTTCAGGTTAGGAACTAGTTCTGTATCAGAGAACTCATCAAATGCTGCTTCAATTTCAGCAGGGGTGTATACGTAGTCGTCAGCACCACCAGTTAGGGTCCATGCTTTTGCGCCAACTAGGAGCAACTTGCCAGCAGAAGATGCAGAAGGTTGATCTAGTGAAGTACCACCACCAGCAGATGCAGGTTGTGTTCCAGCAGGAATTACTGTGCCGTTAAAGAAGAAGCTTGATTGCTGTTCGATTACATCTCTGTAGAAGTTAGCAGCGCCTTCAGTGTTTCTACCGTCAGACAGTTTGGAAACAAACAGAACTCTTTCTAGTACAGTATTTGCTGCGCCAGAAATTGATCCATCAGCATCAATAACTGCGAAGTGCATTTCGTCAAAAGAAACACCTCTGTCAGCAGCGAACTGGGAAGTACCAGGACGAGGACCGATAGCACCAAGTGTTAGACTTGTGCCAGGGATTAGAGTGTTGGTGTACCAATCTTTGACTGTAGTGATTGTGATTGCAGTATCAGTTACGGATGCAATATCGACGGTTGCGTCTGCGCCACCGCCAGCAATTGTGATTGTATCGCCACTAACGTATCCAGATCCACCTGCTGCTACGGCAACGCTAGTAACGCCACCACGTACAGTAGCGATAGAACCGCCACCGTCGTTACCACCACCAGCAACGGTGATCGTGTCTCCTACTGCATAACCACTACCTGGGGCATTGATTGCGAGAGAAACGATAGAACCGCCAGCAGCTGTGATATCAACAGTGAGTCCACTACCAGTACCATTAGTTGTGGTTGCTTGAGCAGTTGCTGTAACGTAGGAAGAACCACCAGCACCACCATTTAGTGTTAGAGGAAGACCTGCAGAAACTGTGAGGTCTAGGGTAAGTCCAGTACCAGATCCACCAGATGTTGCAACAGCAGATGCGGTCTCATAAAGAGTACCACCAGCAGTGACTGCAGTAAGACCTGAAACAACACCAGTATCAGGTGTGTCGATGCTATCAGCAGTTGTTAGTCTGGTGTTAGGATCATCCAGAATTAGTGAAGCAGTAAGTGTTCCAGCATCCCATCCGTATACGACTGCTTTCTTACCACCAGTGAACGTGACTGTATCACCAACAGCGAGTCCTGCAGGTGCTGCGGTCAATGTTGCCAGCTGATCAGCACCACGGTCAACAGTAACAATTTTAAGTGCGTTGCCATATGTACCAGGTGTTCTTGCAACTAGCATGTTGCCTGCACCATTACCTGCTGCCCAGTCATCGTCATTCTTGACTACAACTGTGCCGCCAGCTACGGATGCACTATTTACGCCAGTAGCAGCACGAACGACTGCTAGGCGACCGCCGTATCCTAGGAATTCCGATGCTACGAAAAAGTCCTCGGCGTTTGCGTCGGTGGGAGCACCGAAAACTGAAATTAATTCTTTCTGTGATGAAATATTCACTACCTTTCCGATCGGACCTTTACGGAAAGTTGATGCGTGAGCAGCGGTAATCTCCGATGCACCTACGACAACAGCATTAGATAGGTCACGCTCTCTTAATCTAATTCCAGGCGAGACTTGACTTGCCATGTATTTTCTCCTTGAGTAACCAAATTTGATCTATAGGTATTTAGATTTTTGGAAAGTTCAAGTGGGGAAACAATGCACGAACCCTTTACCAGTCTGGATAGATATCTTCCTTATATTTTCTTCTTTTGTTCGCTACTCTTTGTTTGGTACAGTCCTTACATTCATAGGACCACGCAGACAAAGATGTCCTGTCTGGTCTAGACCTATAGAAATCTGTAGTTAAATCTTTAGTTTTTCCACAAGCTCTACACTTTCTTTGTTGGAAAAGAACAGTACCTAGATCGAACATATCTTCTACGTTCATTAGATACTCCACATGTATGATACATCTTCCTGTGTATCACCATACTCCCAATGAGATCCATCTTCTACAAATCCTTCATCACCTTCTAGACCTGTGGTAATAAATCCGAATGGTGCCATGTCTTGTTCGATCTGATTCTTTTGTTCATCGTAGATACGTTTACGAACATCGTTATCAGTAAGTTCTTTGAAGTAATCTTGTTGGACTAACCAAGCAAAGATTACCATACACATTACCAAGTCATCATGGAATCCTTCATCAGCTTCAAAGGATTGCTTCTTCTGAATGAACGTGGTAAGTTCTGATATAATTTCGTAGTCATTAAAGATAAGTTTGTCATCTTCAATAATTTGTTTGAGGTTAGCACAACCAACCTTCTTCACGGTGACACTCATCTTGACACCAAGCTGTGTTTTAGATCCAGAAAATCCATGCCCTACAATCTGCCCTGCTCGCCCTCTCATGGCACACATAAGCACATTAGGATACTCAAGGTCATAATTTAGAATCGACGCCACAGAGTCCCCTACGTCGTTTACCTCACACATAACCCATGCATTATTATATCCTCTGGCAACATCATTAATGACATTGGGAAACAACATCGGTTTGATTTCATTGTTCCTATACTTTGCTACTATCCTATATGGAACTGTAGTAATATCGTAAACAATGAAAGCAGAGTAATCTCCCCCAATACCGCGAGAAACATCCACCGTAATAATATATTCCCCGTTGGTTGTTGGTTTTTCATAGATGTCAAGTCCCTTGTTTGTAGAGATGGGATCAATAAAAGTCAGTGCTCGCAGTTTAGCAGCAGAGATTAGTGTGTCAACAGATCCAAGAAATTCACACTCAAACTCCTGTGTGAACTGTCTCTCGGACGTGTTCTTAATTGTTTCTGCTTTCCAGTTCTCATCACGTCCAGGCACCTGCGACCAGTGTACCTCATGCCAGGTATATCCATTCCTATCATTCTGTGCATCAGTCCACAACTTATAGAAGTGGTTCATACCCTGTGGGGTAGAGATGATAATTACTTTCGTTGACTTACCAGAAGTAATAGTAGGATAAACAGAGGCAAAGAACGACTCTGCAATATGGTTTGGTACGAACGCAAACTCATCGAGGAAGATGATGTTAAACGACATACCTCGGACAGCACTTGCAGATGTAGAAGCTGCCAATATCTTACTGCCATTCTCCAACTCCATAGAACCTTTGTTCCATGATACCACACCCTGTTGAATCCACTTCGGTAGATTCTCATATGCTGTTTGTAATCTACCAAGTAGATCTCTTGCCGTACTTGCTTTGTTAGCAAGGATACCAATGTTTACGCTATCGTTGAACAACGCATAATGCAACAAATACGAAACCACCGTCGTAGACTTTCCAGTCTGACGAGGTAGCTTCGCAATGTTGAATCTACTTCTATGAAATTTTTTAATTAACTCCTCTTGGAAGTCCCACATCTTAAATGGCACCAGACCTTCATCAAGAGAAACAATTTTTACATAGTTTTTTGTAAAGTATATTGGATCTTGAGCACACTTTACATACTCTGCAATTTGTTCTTTGGTAAAGTCTTGCTTGACATTTGCTTTTTTTAGAAGCGGATTACCAAGATAAATCTGATCGGTTGCCATAAGAAAACTAGTTCACCACTAGTATTTAGAGATCTCCAAATTGATCACGCATTTCTTCCATTGATTTTTTCTTTGCGGAGTACACACCATCAATGTATCCAGACCTATATTCCCAGGTAGTTCCACCATCTTGTCCTTTCCTAGGATTGATGCATGTTTCGTCACCTAGTTTATTGCAAACCAAACCAGCTAGGTCTAGTTCACTCTTGTCGTAAGAGGCAGCAGTACCTCTAAACACATGTTTGCCGTTAATCCAAGCAGCACCACATTTAGGACATTCTTTTCTCTCAATTTTGAGATCCGACAGTTCCTTATCGTTGGTCATCTTTTAATTCCTTTATGAGTTTATTGTAATCAGGTAGATCCTTTATGAGTTGTTGTTCTAATTTACGCCTCATCATAAACATTCTAAATTTAACCCATTGATATCTAATTACTAGATCAATGTACGCGAATAGACGCACC